GGGGCTGAAAAACCCAATATGACTCTTGAGGAAGTGCATAAGTTCCTCGAAGAAGTCATGCCAAAATTGGCAAAGATTCAGGAATTAACTGGTCAATCATTCGGTTCTGCTGGTGTTGAAGCTGTAACTGATATGGATACCGAAGAACCTGATGGCGATGAAGAAAAGCCTGATGATGAAGCAACTGATGAAGAAGCTGATCCAATTCCTCAAGGCGGTGCTACTACTGAGCCAAAAGAAGGCGAAAGAGGTAGTGGTATGGACACAGCTCTGATCGCTAAAAAAGTTCAAGCTAATATTGCCAAACAATCAAAGCTGTATGACCATCTATCAGCGCATATCGGTGCTTTTGACCATGCTGATATGGATTTAGACCAAATGGCTAAATATGGCTGTAAACAACTTGGCTTAGAAGCTCCAAAAGAAACTCGTGTAGTTGCTTTAGAAGCGTTCTTAAAAGGCAAGGGTGCTCCTAGTCGTGCGGCAATGGATTCAGCCGTTCGTAAGGGCAATTTCGTTCAACGTTTTTTAAAAGGTAAATAATCATGACAACTGCGACATTCCAATCCACAGTTAACGTCAATCTCGGATTTGGTATTCCCGGTGAATTGATTGTTGACGGACCACAAAGAGCTGAATCTTTAATTCTTGACGCTGATGGCGGTACTATTGGCTTGGCATTTACTAAGTCCAATACTACTAACGTAGCTACTCAAGGTGGTGCTATTGTTGATGGTACTAACGTATTCGCTGGTATTTTGGTTAACCCAAAAGCCTACGCTTCGTATGGTGCTGTTGGCGGTGCTCCATTAGACCCAACATTGTTCTTGCCTCCTTATTCACAAGGTGAATTCTTGACCATGGGTACGATCGTTGTTACCATGAATGGTGCTGCTAATATTGGCGACATAGTTTTCTATCAAGATACTACTGGCCAACTATACGCTGGTACTCCTGGTTCTGCAGCCGGAGTTGGTTTCACACTAATTCCAAATGCGGTAGTTTACCGTTATCCAACTAGCGGTACTGGCTTAACTGCTATCCGCATCACAGAATAAGGACTGAAAAATGAACAAATCTATTGAACGTAGCTCCATTGCTCCTCGTCAAGTCGGACAAGTAAAAATGTCTGCTGAAGACGTTGCAGATTATGCGGCTCTAAGCGAAATCGGTATCAATCTCCCAAAAAACCAAGTTGCTAAAATGGCTGCATGGGCGATGGATGCTTCAAATCAAGCTGATGTAACTTCACCATCAATGACCACTCCAGTTCAGTTCTTACAGAATTGGTTGCCAGGTTTTGTTAAGGTAATTACTGCTGCTCGTAAGATTGACGAATTGGTTGGTATCACTACAACTGGTTCATGGGAAGATGAAGAAATCGTCCAAGGTATCTTAGAGCCAATTGGTAATGCTGTTCCTTATGGTGATTACACCAATGTGCCTTTGGCATCATGGAATACCAACTTTGTACGCAGAACAGTTATTCGTTTTGAAAAAGGTATCAAAATTGGTCAACTCGAAGAAGCTCGCGCAGCTCGTATTCGTGTAAGCACTTCTGCTGAAAAACGTGCCTCCGCTGCTCTGTCCCTTGAAATTCAACGTAATCTCGTTGGTTTTTACGGCTACAACAATGGTCTTAACCTGACTTATGGCTTCCTAAATGATCCATCTTTGCCAGCTTACGGAACATTGCCAGCTACAGGTACGGGTTCTCCAGCTACAGTTTGGTCAGGTAAAACTTTCCTCCAAATTATTGCTGATATTCGTATTGCGGCGGCTCAGTTACAAAACCAATCCCAAGACACTATTAACCCTGAAGATATTGAATTGACTTTGGCTCTGCCAACAGTTGTATATCAATACCTCTCGGTAACTTCTGACTTTGGTATCTCGGTGCGTGACTGGTTGAGCAAAACTTATCCAAAACTGCGTGTCATTTCAGCTCCACAGCTCAATGCGGCTAATGGCGGTGCAAACGTATTCTATTTGTACGCTGAGTCTGTTGATGATGGTGGTAGCGATGATTCAAGAGTTTGGGTACAAGTTTGCCCTGCTAAGTTCCAAGCATTAGGTGTTGAGAAACAAGCCAAAGCCTATGTTGAAGATTATGCCAATGCAACTGCTGGTGTAATGCTCAAACGTCCTTATGGTGTTGTTCGCTACACAGGTTGTTAATAAGGTAATATGAATAGACGGGGGGAAACCCCTGTCTATCTAAATTAAAAAAAGGAATATGTAAAATGGCTACAAAATCAAACAAATCGAACAGTTCATATGTGTTCTCCACTTTGGCAAATGATCAGTTATATCAAAACTGGCTTGCTGGTGGCGGAGACATCCCTATTAAAGGTCATGGCGTACACATCAAAGGTGGTACAGGTGTTGCGAATGATCGTTTAATTACTCCAATTGGTGTTGCAACTGAAGTTTCAGACTTTGATCTTTCTGAGCTTGAAAAGAATGTTGTATTTGCAAAGCATAGAGATGCTGGATTTATTGTGGTTCGTGCAAAATCCGCTGATGTGGAAAAAGTTGCTGCTGATATGAATTTAAAAGATGAATCAGCCCCTTTGACTGAATCAGATTATTCAGATGAAGATGCTCCAAAAACTGCGATTGCATAATGACTTTCACCCCAAAACCCACTTTCAATGATGTTGCCTTTAGGAATCAGTTTCCTGCTTTTGAAAACACGACTGATTTTCCTCCTGCACAGCTTCAAGGTTGGTGGACGATGGGAACGGCTTATCTCAATATTGACAATAATACTCCTTGGACTCCAGCTCAATTACAGCTTGCTTTAGACTTGATGTGTGCTCATTTAGGGCAATCATTTACTTTAATTAATGCTGGTATTCCAACTGTGTTGGTTCAAGGAACTGCTGAAGGGTCAGTCAATGTTTCATTGACACCCCCTCCAGTAGCTTCATCATTTGGTTGGTGGTTAGCCACTACTTCCTATGGACAACAATTACGAGTTTTACTTAAAGCTATTGCTAATGTGGGTTTATATGTTGGTGGATGGGTAGAACGTCAAGGTTTTAGGAAAGCTGGTGGTGTATTTTGAAACAACTAAACCTCGAAAAGATTAAGGCAACTTTTGAAAGAGTGCCTGATCAATTCGAGGGAATGGTGGCTCAAATTGGTTTTCCATCGGGTAAAAATTATCCTGAGGGAACTCCCGTGGCTTATGTAGCTACAATTCAAGAGTTTGGTGCTCCTGCTGTCAATATTCCTCCTAGACCATTTATGCGTCCCACAGTTAGACAGCAAAAAGATAAATGGGTCAAATTGGTAGAAAAAGGAATCCCCCATGTCGTAATGGGAAAATTAACCGCTTTTCAAGTTTTAGATGGTGTTGGGATGCAAGCGGCTAGTGATATTAAAACCATGATTAGTTCAATCTATTCACCCCCTAATAGCCCTGCCACAATCAAACGAAAAGGCTCTGCCAAGCCATTGATTGATACAGGGTATATGCTTGCCAGCGTTAGCAATTCAGTAGCCCCTACAGGCTCAGATTTTGTGGCGAAAGATTAATCATGAATTTGCGTGGTTTAGCCAATAAATACACTCGATTGACTAATAATAATATTCAAGTCAATTGGGTTCAATCCACTGGATATGTAACAGATTCCGCTGGTAAGCGAGTTCCCACCACAATTACTTTGACTGTTGAAGCCCAAGTACAAGCATTAAGCACCAGTGATTTGAAACACATCGATGGTTTGAATATTACGGGTGTGATGAGAACAGTTTATTTATACGGAAATGCAGCGGGAGTTGTTAGGGCAGATCAAATAGGTGGAGATATATTACGATTCCCTGAGGTTCCCAATGGTACTATTAGGAATTGGTTGATCACTCAAGTCGTGGAAACATGGCCTGATTGGTGTCATGTAATTGTTACCCTTCAACAAGATTGAATATGTCAGTTACTATTGATATTATTGACCAAGATGTATTTAAAGCTTTAGTGGTGTTTTTTAATACTTTTCTTCCAGCGGGTACAGAAGTTGTGCAAGCTCAAGATAACAGAGTGTCAATGCCTAAAGGTGGTTTTGTTGCTATGAACAATATTGGGATGGATCGCTTATCTTTTAATGTGGACTCTTATGATCCCATTGCTCAAGGAAAGAATATCCTTACACCAACAAAAATCGATATGCAGTTAGATTTTTATGGACCTATTGCTCAAGAGTGGTGCATGAAAACTGTGTCTTTATTTCGAGATGAATATGCAACGGATATTTTTCCTTTGAACATTCAACCACTATATGCAGATGACCCCGTTCAAATTCCACTTATAGACGGTGAAGCCCAATATGAGCAAAGATGGAGATTAGCTGGAAGTTTGCAATACAACCCAATCCTTTCAACCTCACAACAATCGATGTTAGCCGTAGATATTGCATTGGCTCCAATCGATCAAACATTTAACCCCTAGGAGATTTTATGAGCACCATTCCTTTTTCAGAAGTAGTACAGGTAGTCCCATCGGTTTTATCAGCTGGTGGTATAGCGGTAGATTTAAATGGCTTGATGCTCACACAAAATTCTTTAGCTCCTTATGGAACTATTTTGGAATTTTCAAATGCAGCTGGCGTTAATTCTTACTTTGGTCCTACATCCACTGAAAGCAATTTGGCTAATGTTTATTTCAATGGTTACTCCATTGGAACTCAATTACCGGGTTCTTTGTTGATTACAAATTATCCTGAAACCTCGATTGCTGGTTGGTTACGTAGTGGTTCATTTGCCTCAACCACTTTAGGTCAATTGCAAGCTTACACAGGCACTTTGATAATCAGTGTTGCTGGTGTTGCCCATACATCAGGTACAATTAATTTGACCTCTGCTACAAGTTTTAGTAATGCTGCCACAATTATTCAAGCTGCATTTACTACTCCTCCATTTGTTGTGACTTATAGCTCAATTAATAGTGCTTTTATTTTCACCACAACTACAACTGGTGCAACTCAAACTATTACTTTTGCAACCACAAGCACTTTTGCAACTGAAATGCTTTTGACTCAAGCAACTGGTGCTGTGATTTCTCAAGGTGCAGATGCTACTACTCCTTCTGCTTTCATGGCTGGTATTTTGACTCAAAATCAAAACTGGGCAACTTTCTTTACTGTTTGGGAATCTGCATTGTCTGAAAAAGAGGCTTTTGCTAATTGGTCAAACTCTGCTGCCCCTCGTTGGTTATATATTTGCCAAGACTCTGATGTTGGAGCATTGACTGCTAACAACACCACAACTTTTGGTAATTATTTACAAACTGAATTGTTGGTTGGCACTTTACCAATTTATTCTAATGTGAATGATTCTACATTGGCTGCCTTTGCTAGTGGATTTGCGGCTTCTTTGAATTTCACAAGACTCAATGGTCGTGCAACATTGGACTTTAAAATTCAATCAGGTTTGATCCCATCAGTAACTAATGCAACTGCTTACTCTGCTGTTATTAGTAACGGATATAACTGTTATGGCGCATTTGGTTCTAACAATCCAGCAAACAATGCTAATTGGTTCACTCCGGGTTCCGTATCAGGCGAATGGTTATGGGCTGATACATATTTGAATCAAATTTGGCTCAATGCAAACCTTCAATTAGCTATGGTTAATTTATTGACTCAAGTTGGTTCAATTCCTTATAACAGTCAAGGTAATGCGTTGATTTATTCTGCGGCTCTTGATCCAATTAATGCTGCAATTAATTTTGGTGCAATTCGTGCTGGTATTAATGTATCTACTGCTCAAGCAGCTGAAATTCAATATGCCACTGGTGTAAATGCTGCTCCTACGATTGCTGCTCAAGGTTTTTACTTACAAATTAGTCCAGCTACAGCACAAACTAGAGCTGCTCGTCAATCACCTCCAATTACCTTGTATTATCAAGATGGTGAATCAGTACAGCAGATTACCCTTGCTTCTATCGTTATTCAATAAGGAAACAATATGTCAACTATAACCTCGGCTAATTCGGTATTGGCTATCGCCATTAACAATTACTTTCCTGTACCACAAACAATTCAAGGGTTCGCTGTAGATGATGCTTTTGAAGGTGAAGCTGTCCAACAATCTGAAATCTTGATGGGTGTTGATGGGATTTTGAGTGCTGGTAAAGTATTCATTCCATACAAAATGACCATCCATTTACAAGCAGATAGTCCAAGTGTGTTTTTGTTTGATGCTTGGCGCACTGCTCAAGATGCTGCTGTGGATGTATTTTCTGCAAGTGGATCAATTACTTTGCCTTCAACAAGTATGGTATATACCTTGCAAAATGGGTTTTTGACTTCAGCTACGCCTTTTCCTGCTGTTAAAAAGACCTTGCAACCATTGGTGTATGAAATCACTTGGCAACGCATTATTGGTGGTGCAATTTAATATATGGCACGAAAAGAATCCGCCTTCATAGCAGAAACAGGCAGGGATAAGGGTAAGCAATTCCATATCACTGAAATGTCTGCGTCACAAGCTGAAAGTTGGGCTTTCAGAGTAATTCTAGCCATTGGTAATGCTGGTATAGAAATCCCTGATAATCTAGCTGCTCAAGGAATGGCGGGACTTATGGCGGTGGGCTACATGAACCTATTGAAGATTCCATTTGAGGCTGCAAAGCCCCTTTTGGATGAAATGATGGGGTGTGTTCAAGTAGTCCCCTCTCCAAATATTAAAAGACCACTAATTGAAGATGACATTGAGGAAGTAAAAACTCGGTTACTTATTAGGAAAGCTATATGGGATCTCCACATGGATTTTTTTTTAAACGAAACCAAGTCGACTTCGGAATCCGCAATGCAGGGTCAGCCAACAATAGGATCGTTGAATATCAAGCCACCACGCAAACGATAGCAACTGTAGTTTCATCAAGACTAGCTACTCTCCATGAACTCGATACTGTTTATGGTGTTGAGGATTTATGGATTCTTCTTGAAGTTAATGCTGTTGATAAACACAACGCTTACATTGTGAGTCAAAGATAATGGCAACAGTAATAGACAGCCTTCTCATAGAATTAGGGTTAGATACATCTAAATTTGATGCTAACCAAAAAAAATCAGTAGAAGAGCTTAGGAAGTTTGATGATCAAGCTCAAAAAACTTCAAAGAATACTCAGCAAGGTGCTAAAAATATTGGCGATGGCTTTGAAAAAGCTCGCAATGCTTTAATTTCATTGGGTGTTGCCTTTATTGGTATTAAAGGATTCACCAGTCTTGTCCAACAAACTACTGTTACTAATGCTGGTCTTGCTAGGACAGCTGAACTATTTAGAATGTCCGCTCGTGAAGTGGATGCATGGGGTGGTGTTCTTAAATCAGTAGGGGGTAATGCTCAAGATTTTCAATCTTCATTTCAAGCCATTCAATCAGGTGCAGCCGCTGTTCAATTTGGTAACACAGCAATTCTTGAAACTTTGGGAAAACTCCAAGCTCTTGATGCGTATGATTATGACAAAAAATCGGTAGACATTTATAAGCTGGCAGATGCCATCAAACGCTTTAGTGATGCTAATGGTGAGCAAGCTGCTCTCATTCAAGCGGAAGCTATGGGAATCAATAGAAACTTTTTCATGATTCTCAAACAAGGCAGTGAGGTTATGCACAAGCTATATGGTGAAAGTGATAAATTATCAGGAGTCACTGAACAAAACACTCTTAAAGCTCAAAAACTCCAAGAGCAATGGGGGCGAGTTGAACAAGCTTTATCAGGTGCTGGTAATCAAATCATGGATCAAATGTATCCAGCTCTTGGAAAATTGGCTGAAGGTACTGAATTTAGTATTGAAAAATTCATTGAATGGGATAAAGCATTGGATGGGGGATTATCTAATGCCACAATTTTTACTGGTGGTCTTTTATCAGTAATGAGTGTTTTAACGGCTTTAGGGGTATCAATTAGCACTCAAATAGCAACTATTGCTAAATGGGGTTTGACCATTGAAGGAATTGTCACATCACCTTGGTTTGCTCGGTTTACGGGGGCTTTGGGTTTAATGCTCTATAGCGGAGGGCTAAACAAAGGTGAAGATGCAGAGATTAAAAAAATCCATGAAGAACAAGATAAAAGAGAAGGTGTTACTCGGGATACAACTGGTAGGGTTATTACTAAAAATGGTAAACCCGTCAATGGCTATGAAAATTTAACCCCTGAGGTTCAAAAGAATTTTGCTGATTTAGAGTCAAAATATAAATTACCCGCTGGAATGTTGGATAAGTTGTGGAGTATTGAATCAAGTCGGGGATCTAATATGGGTCCTTCCTCTACTGGTGCTACGGGTCATTTTCAATTCATGCCCAAAACAGCAGCTGCTTATAAAATGACTGAAGCCGATACTTATGATTTGAATAAATCATCTGAAGCGGCTGCCCACATGATGAGCGATTTATTAAAACAATTTAAAGGTGATGAAGCTAAAGCCATTGCTGCTTACAATTGGGGTTCTGGTAATGTTGAAAACAAAGGAATGGGTGCTATCCCACCTGAGACACAAGCTTACTTGAAAAAATATGGCACTCAACCAGCTAATCAACCTGTATTGACATCGAATCAAAATTATATGGGTGCGAATATTTCAACCCCTTCAAATCAAGCCACCAACAACAGCAACAGTGAAGTCAATATTCAAAATGTCAATGTGCAAACTCAAGCAACAGATGCTAAAGGAATTGCTCAAGATATGAAAGTGGCTATTCAAAACAATTCATTGATCAATTATGGAATGGTAGGAAATAGATAATGCCACTAATACCTTATCCCAATATTCCCGCTTTGCCCGGTGTTCCAGCTTTGGCGAGAAGTAACAATGCTCAATTTGTGGGAGCAGCTTTAACGATTGTGGGTGAGATTTTACCTCTTGGGTTATTTGGCACAAAATGGGGAATAGTATCTAAAGATGGTTCTGCGTTATTAACGCCTGATTCATTTGTTGATTTTGAATATCGTGAAGAAGCAAAAATCCCTATTTATCCATTGCAAAATGGAGCTTTTCAAAGCTACAACAAAGTAAATTTGCCATATGACATTCGATTGACTGTTACTTGTAGTGGTAATGGAAAAATGACTAAAGGACAATTCATCTCAGGTATAGATCAATTGATTCTTAAATTGACTTTAGTGAATATTGCTACCCCTGATGCTACTTATGTAAACACTAACTTGATTCATGTTGACTATCGTAGGGAAGCTTCTAGAGGAGTTACTTTATTAATTGCCCAATTGTGGTTTCAATGGGTTCGTATTGTTTCAAACCCAACAGTAGCAACGGTTAAACCTTCAGGAACACCAACCTCTTCATTTGGTCAATTGTCACCACAAGTTCCATCAACCTCTTTTGGATCAATCAACCCTAGTGCAACAGCTTCTAGTTTTGGAATAAAATGACCATTCAAATAATCCCCATTACCAATGTTGCTGCTCAATCGTTTACGATTCAGCTTGGCACTCAAAATTGTTTAATCAACATCTATCAAAAAAATACAGGACTGTTTTTTGATTTGGTAATTGATAATACCCCTTGCGTAACATCTGTATTGTGTTTGAATTTAGTGGGTCTTATTCGTCAAATTTATTATGGATTTATAGGTCAATTAACTTTTTTTGATACTCAAGGAACGAGTGACCCTACTTACGATGGTTTGGGTACACGCTACCAATTGGTGTATGCAACATGACTTATGCTATAAGACAAATTGAGCTGGTTTTTACTACACCCAATAAAAAACCTGTAGTTCTTAAAAACTTAAAGTGCAATGCTATTATTACAAACCCCGGTGGGAATAGTGCTTTTGGTCAACTACAACTTCAAGTATTCGGTATGACATTAGACCAAATGAATGAATATTCAAGCACTGGTTCAAACTTAGTAGCCGCTCAAAATTCATCTGTGACGGTTTCCGCTGGGGATCAAGGTGGATCAATGAACCAAGTATTTGCTGGAACTTTGATTTCTAGTTTTATTGATTTTTCAAACCCTCCCGAAGTAAGTTTTGTGTGTGCAGCTGTGGCTGGATATTATGCAAAGGCTTCTCCCGTAGCTCCCAACACTTATAAAGGGTCTCAAAATGCGGAAGACATTATCAAAGCTTTAGTTGGAAAATTGGGTGATCCTTGGTCTTTTATTAATTACAAAAATATGGCTCATGCGGTTTTACAAAATCAATATGTATCAGGATCAGTGATTGATCAAATTTGTACAGTTGCAAGAAACGCAAAATTCCCCATCAAAATTGAAAACAATACGGTGACCATTTGGGATAATTTTGGGGTGTCTGATAATGTAATAATTCCTATTGGACCTAAAACAGGATTGGTTGGATACCCTTCTTATTGGGAATCAGGATTTGTAGTGAAGTCTGAATTTACGGCAACCGTAACTAATGGTCGAATAGTGGATTTAACCTCCGCCATTCCAAAAGCAAATGGGAAGTTTCCTATTATTCAATCAACTCATGAAATTAGCACTTTGACACCTGATGGTCCTTGGTTTACTACTTCTAAATTAGCACCCGGTCCTTATGTCTCAAACAACTAATACCCCAATTCAAACCAATCACGTTGCTTCAGATGCGGCTTCTGAAGTAGGGCGAATGGATTTTATTATACGAAATGCTTTATCAGGTCTTAGAACAGCTATGCCAGTAAAAGTCATAGCTGTAACCAATACTGGTGGTGTTTCCCCCATTGGATCAGTTGACGTACAACCATTGGTAAGTGCAGTGGATGGTAATAGTGTTTTGTGGGATCATGGCATTATTCACAATGTCCCTTATATGAGAATACAAGGTGGGGCTAATGGAATTATTCTTGACCCTGTGGTTGGTGATATTGGCATTGCTACTGTATGTGATCGAGACATTTCGACAGTAAAAAACACTCAGGCAATATCAGCCCCCGGCTCTAATCGTAAAAATGATATGTCTGATATGGTTTATTTGATGACCATTTTGGGAGCAGCCCCCACTCAATACATTCAATTTAATAGTTCAGGAATCACCATTCTTAGCCCCACAAAGGTTACAATAAATGCACCAAACGTAGAAGTTGATGCTTCAACTGCTTGCACTATAAATTCACCCTCCATTGTGTTGAATGGAGCTGTGTCTCAAGGTTCAGGCTCTTATGCTGGAAACGCTACATTTGGTGGCTCGATGACAGTTACAGGGGATGTAACGGCTGAAGGCACAAGCGTTCATACTCATAAGCATGGTGGGGTTCAAACAGGTGGTGGACAAACGGGAGTGCCAGTTTAATGACAATTATTCAAAATTCTTTACTTCTCGATCAAACCGCTTGGGATTTGGTTCTCGATGTTAATGGGAATATTGCTTTAGCTCAAACACCTTATTCTGTAGCTCAAGACGTAGCTTCAGCCATTAGAACATTCTTAGGGGAATGTTGGTATGACACCAGCCTTGGACTTCCTTATTGGCAACAAATACTGGGTGAGTTTCCCCCATTGCAATATATTGCAGAGCAAATTCAAAACGAAGCTTTAACAATTCCTAATGTGGTGGCAGCTCAAGCCACATTTACCTCTTTTAAAGATCGATCCTTGGTTGGTCAAGTTCAAATAATAGATACAGATGGAGCTACTAATAATGTAGCTTTTGGAGGGTAAATGAGCACTAATGTACCAATAATCACATGGGTCAATGGAAGCCCCATACTTCCAACTGAAACAAACATTTTAGCTGGTGTTCAACAAGACATCAATGCGGCATTTGGTGGTGGTGTGAATCCAGCATTGCAAACCCCACAAGGTCAACTTGCTCAATCTGAAACTGCCATCATTGGGAATAAGAATGACGATATTGCTTACATAGCAAATCAAGTCAATCCAGCATTTGCATCAGGTATTTGGCAAGATGCCATTGGTGAAATATATTTCATGACACGGATCGCTGGTGCAGGAACGGTTGTCAATGCCACTTGCACGGGAGCTGTAGGAACTTTAATTCCAGCGGGATCAGTTGCTCAAGACACTACGGGTTATCTCTATTCAAGCGTTTCCCAAGCCGTTATTCCATCATCAGGTTCAATTGTT